TGAGCAACATTATCAGCTCGTTTGGTAAAAGTAGTCACATTAGAATCCGAACCGTTTCCTTGAGCACCATAACCTCCCCAACCACACCCACATAATTCACCGGATTTTGTTACATACCAAGTTGTATCATTAGAACAAACAACCTGAGCAACGTTATCAGCTCGTTTGGTAAAAGTATTCACTTTAGAAGTCGAACCGTTTCCTTGTTGACCACTACCTCCTTTCCCACACCCATACAATTCACCCGATTTTGTTAGAAACCATGTTGTACAGCACGAGCAAGAAATTTGTGCCTCTTTAGCCGTTTTCTTAGCCATCATCAATAACGCAGCATTATTGAGCATATTAGACCTCCGCGAAACTTACGGGTTCAAATTTAAGTTCGACGGCTTCCAGCTCTTCCATGCTCTGGCAAGCGTTGATCGCGTTGCGTAATGCCCATTTTGTTTCGTAGGCTTTGTTGCCGCTTTGGATGATCTCTTTGTGAAGAACTTTAATCTGGTCAGTGGTAAGCTCATGCGGGACGTTGTTAGCGTCCATAAAAGCAGCCGGGGCTCCCAAGGCAACCAAACCTGAAACGTCGATCATCGCCCGCTCGTCAGCATCAGCCACAAAACCTAAAGAGGAAATGAGCGTCGCTTCTTCGTTTCGCCAAGCACGGAAAGCCTCCGTTAGACGGCCGCAGGCTATGAGTTTTTCTTCGTCAAGTGTAGGGGTGTGGATAGAGACGGGAGGATCGGCTTCTTCTTTATAAACGACGTTTAAATTCAGCCAAAACGCTTCGCGGTCCTCGTCCGGCTCTTTGCCAAAAACTTTGCGCTCGTTCTCCCAAACAGCTCGGCGGACTTGGTATTCAGAAGAGTATTCTTTGTAGTTATAAAGGTATTTCTTAATCATTTCTCACCTCTTATGCTGTCGGGGAAACAATACTTGCAATGCCGTGGCTGCTGCACCAATGGAGAACGAGTACACTGTTAGCAGTGACCGTCGGCACCTCTCCGCCTGCCCAAGACCAAGAAGAACCTAACGTAACCGACACGGCTCCCGTCAGAAGGACAGTTTTTGTCCAAGCGGTACCCTCGGCCCCATCTGCAACCGTCACATTTGCGCCGGAATAATTTGCATCGTTAGAATCGCTGTTAATAGAAGCGGCACTCACCGCTATTTCATAACCCGCTAACGCCCCTCGATTGCCGACTTTCGGCACCAATGTGCTCATATTAGCTGCCTGTTCTTTGAGGGCTTTGATTTCCTGCGCAACCCTTGTTGCCAAGGAATTTACCTGCTCGAAAAAGGTTTTTTGTTCGTCCGCCATATTTTTATCTCCTTATAAGGGAGGGGTAACCCATCCCCGTTTTTAGATTAAGCCAGTGCAGCTTCGAATGTTTCCACGGGGTCGGGTTCAATGCTTATATTGATGTCGCCGGGATCACCCTTCTCCCCTTTCTCTCCCTGCGGGCCAGTATCACCTTTGTCGCCTTTAGGGCCTTTGATTTCTCCCACGGACACCCACTGCGTATCGTCCCAAACGTAGGCTTCAGAACCGATGAGGTAGGCGCCTTTACCACCCGTTGGCAAGGCTTCTTTTAAAGCATCTGCGCTTTCATAGCTGCCCTTGAGCTCTAAACCTGTGCCTGCGTCACCCTTTTCGCCTTGAGGGCCGGCAGGACCTGCGACTCCGGGGTCTCCCTTGTCACCCTTTTCACCCTTTTCACCTTTATCGCCCTTCGGGATTCCTAACGTAAACGAAGGCTTTTCAGCCGTACCGCTCTTACTTATGGTAGGAAGTTGCCCGGCACTAAGAGCAGAAACCTTGATGTCTATCTCAGGAGTGATCCCGGTAGGTCCTACGTCTCCCCAAACCGCAAGGACCGGACCTAGAACAATTTCCGTACCTCTTAATTCGATAAGCTCATAGACCTCGCCACCCCTGTTAATAATGTGGTCTCCAACCTTAACGTTATCGCTTGGCGTTAAAGCGGCGGTCAGATTAGTTCCTTCGTGGGCGTCGGCAAGCCACCTCATGGAATAGCCTGCAGAATTGACCAGTTCTTCTACTTGATTCTTTGTCAACTGAATTGCATCAAGAATCTCTTGAGCCTGCAGCTTAACTAAGTTAACCTGCTCACCGCCTTTGGCGTCTAGCGCGGCGATAAGAGTCTGAAGTTTGGCCTCCAATTCAGCAGTCTTTTGCTCTATTTCTTCCTGAGAAGCTGCAGTAGCCGCATTGACGGCCTGCACCTGAGCCTCACCCGCCTCTCTAACCAAAGCAACTTTAGAATCGGCTTCTGCCTGAGCTGCTTGCGCAAACTCCTGGGCCTTGGTCGCCCAAGTCTGCGACTCGTCAGCAAAACTTTCAGCCTTAAATGCTCTTTGTCTGAAGTCCTCAAAGATATCAGCCAACTGGTGTAAGTTATTTTCATCGGGTTCGATGCCCGCTCCCTCAATCACATTCATGAACTCTTCAGTAATCATGTGATGCCAGTAGGAGCCTAATGTTGTCGGCAGGCCTTTTGCATTTTTATCTCCGTCCTGAGGATATCCATAGGACGGATTTTTAGGCGGCAGCGGCGGAGTATCCGATGCGTTTGCGTAATAAAGTCTTTTCATCACTTGTTCCTATTCATGCATTAAAAAAGCCCCTTTCGGAGCTTGTTAAATATGAATGTATACGGGGACCCTGCTGGCAGGAGGCTGTATGTGATTAGTGCGACCATAGACGGGAGAACAGCGATTCGCATTAAAGTCGATCCTAAAATGTTGGTCACGAGACCCGGATCTTGAACCTTGATTGTCACGCGTATACGTTCTCCAAAAAGCGCCTGACACCATGCTCGTATCATTGTCGTACGCATTGAAGTCGCCTATGGTTCCCGAAATTGGAGGCGCTCCGGAGTCAATATATTGACCGACTCCCCAGTTCGACCCCCACAGCACTCTGTCAAGAAGATAAGGAATATTAAATGTCGTACTGCCATTGCCCGCGCCCCATGTCGTGCCAATGGCCCGAAACAGACCCGCGAAACCGGACCGGCTGACCGCTCTTCCATCACAAAGTATCCAATTGGGACTATTAATAAAACAACCGGCGTAGATAATGAAGCCTGGAGGAAAAGTTTCAAATTTATCCACTCTGTCTGTGACGCCTTTTAACACGGTATTAATTTTTTCTTCTAACTTGGTCAGTCTTACCTCAATGCTCTGATTAAGTTGATCCAGCGTGTTCTTTTCCGGTTTAATACCTCCTCCGACAATTGCATTCCTGATTTCTTCGGTTACCGCGTTATACCAAGGGGCTTTAGGAACCGTAGCGAGCTGTCCGCCCGTACTCGAACCGTCTGTCGGATATCCCAAAGGTGCATCCTCCGCAAATTTTGGTTCGACCTGAACCACTCTAGCTCCGTATGCTCTGTCCATTTTCTTGTTCCTTAAAATCCCAATAACCAAAATAAAGTGTCGTGTGCGCCGGTGCGTACCGTCTGATCAGACACTCAATCACTGAGTCTCCCCACCAAGCTAAAGCCTCTTTTGTTTCCCCGGTTACCTCGTGCCACTGCAGTGTGTTGTTTGAACCTCCGATGACATTGACGCGCCATGTGTGCGGCCAAATGCCGTCGGCCAGAACATCGTTTACCCGGCTCATTACGCTGTAGCCGTTGAATTCATCAATCACTATGAGGTAGCCGAACATCGCGGCCAAATCAATAAAGAATTGAGGCGTCTGACAACCTACCGTGGTCATTTTCCAAATCAAGAGACGCCGCAGCGTGTTGATGTCTGTTGCACCCCACAGCTTTAAGCACTCATCAGGCAGTCCCCATTCTTCAAGCCACTCAGGAAAGGTTTCAATTGCAAAACGAGGGTCCGCCTCTGTAATAAGCGCGTTTGCTCTGGAGTCAATCCTAGCCAGTTCGATCGCCCAAACTTCAAACATCATGGCGTAAAGACTGGTTGAATCTCCTCTTGGCCAAACGGGACCAGGAGGCAGAAGCTCTTTGAGCATTCCTACATATTCGTTTGCCGTTACTGCCATGTGATCTCTCCTAATGTCAGCAACTCATTGTTACTATCGGGAATCGGGTCGGAGGTTGGAGAGGCAACTGTATGATCTTCTTCACCCAATGCCGCACTAATAGCTGCTCGGATATGCGACAAGTAAATTCTTTGTCCGGGAACCCCTTCTCTGGCAAATAAGTCTTTGAGCTCTTGCTCTACTGCCTCGCGGACTTCAGCATCATCAGGAAGCAGTCCGACAATAACAATATTGACCGCCTTAATCTCCGGGACTCTGACATAGAGGTGAGCCGTCACAGGACGCAGCTTATCGATATGTTCAAATACCTTATCCCGCATAGCCTTATCGGGAATGATCTCGGTCATGCCGTCACAGACAAATCGGACGGTAACCGTGCCCTCGCCTTCTTCTTTAGGAAATGCCCAAGCTCGGGTTACGCCCGGCACTTCTAAAGCCCACTGAACATAATCCGACTCCGTACCTCCGTGAGGCGTCTCCCTGACGCGAGAGAGGAGGCGCGCCCTAAGACTGTCGTCGGTTTCAGACTCGCTTCCGCCTCCAAGTTTGACAATCGTAACTTCGCTAAAAACACCCACGATCGGAGAAACCAGCGTCAGGACGTCCTCTTCCAGCTGATTACCGGAAGTTCCCTCGTTTAAGGCTTCAACTGGGGTCGTTCCATCCGAAGAGACAGGACCAACGGTCTTGTACTGAACTCCGTCATCAGACTGCAAAATCGTCCCTTCCAGAACATTGATGGGTTCTCCGGAAAAACGAAAAACAACCTCGCCGGAAGCTTTCGTAGCTTTCTTCCTGGCTAAACCGTAAATGGAGGCCCAGCGATCCAAATAGTCACTTTCTGCCGTATCAAAAAACTGCTGCCGATTTAAATACTCGATATAGCCGTACAGAGAGTGAGCAGCTCCGGCCAAAACTCTGTCAAAGACTCTCGCGTTGGAGCGCCTCATCTGCGGAACAGACAATCTGCTCTGAGTATCTCCGTCGAGTCTTTCTATGATTTCCTTTAGTGTCGGACGTTCAAAACTCATAATTTGCTCCACACATCGACAAATCGGGCGGTAAGTGTTTTTTGATCGGGACGAATAATCTCAATCAGTAAGTTAAGGCGATCCACTCCGTCCAGTTCAGCCCTCGCCGTCACTTCTTCGGCAATGCGGTCCTCAACCATCCAGCGCAGAGCTTCCTGAGCGTACTCTTCGGCCAAAGCAAGCGTTTCGGTAGTGAGAGTTGAGCGCATCAGCAGCCAGAGCCGCGAACCGAATTTATCTCCTTCCTCAGAGAAAGAATCCGCCCACCAGCCCATCTTGGATTCTGTCGGCCTCTCGTCATCGTCCTCGGCTCTTGCCCAAGAAAAAAGGCTGTTTACCACAGCCCTTGCTAAGTCATCCTTGGCAAAATCGGTCAGCGTCGCTTCCGCACCGTTTAAATAAAACTGCATAAATCCTCTACATTTTTTGATCCGGGGCAGAGCCTCCGCTATGTGTATGACTGTTGTACGTCATTCTCATGCCCGCCATGGAGTAGGAACCTCCTTTGTCCTTGATATCTCCTTTGGCTACGATATTGCCTCCGACCTCAAGATCGCCCGTGCACTTTGTCAAAGGAGCGTCTACTGTCACCGAGGCCGATGTTTTTACCGTTATCGGACTGGAAACACCTTCTACCCTGATTCCGTTTCGGGAGAGATAGACTTTCCTCCCCAAGTCATCAAAAACACAAACTTCTCCGCCCTTCAAATCAGTGGGACGGTAACGACGATCGGCAACAACCACCGCCAGAGTCTGATCCCGGTCTCCGCCCAAAGCCAGCCCAATTGCCTCAGCTCCGACATGAGGCTCTGAAGTAAAACCGTAAGGCTCAAAATGCTCTATCGGTTCTCGTATATCACCTCCGAGAAGCTGAATCTGCAACGTTCGAAGTTTTCGGGTTCCGTTCTTAGCTGAAACCGTCGCTCTGTTGATTAGATCTTTAAGATTCATTTTCTTTAGGCAAAAATAAACCCGCCGAATTAGGCGGGCGTGTGAGTTTTTTTTTGACTCAATGTACTTTTCGTGGAACTCCGGAGAGAATGTCTCTGATTGCCTCTTCTCGTGTAGCCACGCGGTCTTGATACATCCGGGCGGTAATTTCATTCTCCAGAGCTTCTTTGAAGATCTTTTCATCCATCTTGCGTTTTTGCTCGGGGCTAACGTAAACCATACCTTTCATGTCTTCTTCAGTAATCGTGACAGAAGGATCTTTCCCAGGGGCTCGAACACAATTGATACTATGGCCCTCTGCGTCTTCATCGCATTTCAGATACGACTCACAGTGGGCTCCAAATGAGATAGTCATCCCAAGGACTAAGCACAAGAATTTAATCATCCTAAACCCTCCCGCTGTCTTTCTTTATATCATCGTATTTCTCCATTTTAATCTTTTTAGCATCTGGTTCTAAAGCCATTTTGTATGCCTTCTTATCTATAAGTGTGAGAGTAACAACGCTCCCTTGAGAGCTCAGCAAATAACTTACTTCTTTGATAACCCAGTAGATATTTTTCCTTATCCCTAGCCGACTATCATCTACGTTGACCAATGCGTTTACCTTCCACAGCTCACCGTTACTTTGCCTCCAGCCTTGAACTTTGTAGTTCAATGTATCGGACTCTCCTGCCTTCACATCTTTGATAATTCCCGCTTTTTTCTGAAGAATCTCTGTTGATGCATTACCAGATTCTTGTTTAACCAACCATCTGGGACGTCTGACTCCCGAGTCCCGAGCCGTCGCTGTAAGATGGTTTGCCGATACCGGAAGTTCACTTGTAGGATTAGCTGCCTGTCCCAATGTTACGTAGTCGCTAAATCTCTTAGAGACATCCTGAGTTCGTTTGCCTTCAAGAATATTCTTCCCAAGTTCCAATGTGTCGTGGGCGCTGCCTCCGGATCCGGCTTGAGTGATAACCAAGTTGCCTGCTTCGTCATCCGTGAGCAAAATTCCGTTTTTCTGGAGATATCGAGTAATGGAAGAGCCAACGGTTTCCGTCGGAGAAAACTCGAGATTTCTCCTGTCTACCGACTTCACTTGATCCACAACGCCGATTCCAAACGGTTTGCAGACTGCCTTTAAATTCTGCTCATGCGTCTGATTCTTGTAGGAGTTCGCCATCCCGTGGGGCATGCAGCAGTCCTGCAGGTCAACCGTCTTACTGGCGCCTGAAATCGTAACGCTGATTCCTGAGGCTGAATAACTGACTTCTCGCTTGGTAACGTAACCGGTCAAGATCGGCTCGCCGTCGATAAAAACCTGCACTTCGTCCTGAGGCTGAATGCCTATCGTTAGATCTTCTTTGCTTCTGGTTGACCTAACCGAGAAGGTTCTGGCAAGACTTTGAAGCGTGCAGGCAATACTCACATCCAGCCAATTCTCGTATTTTCTGCCGTTAACAAAAAGAGTAACGGTGTTATTTGTGATTTTCTTTGGCATGTCGTTCATCACTCATTCAATAATTTCAACGGCACTGCCGGTACAAAGCCCGAGTGCCGAATCTTATTTCTCACCCGTTTATTTTGACTGCCGCTTTCAAAACCTCAAATATCAGCTCTAAGGTAATCGGAAGCGCTCGCTCTTTCGCAGTGTCTTTGACTTTTGCCCAGATACCTTGATTTCTAAGAGCGTCCAACGTATCCTGCCCTTTCATAGTTAAGCGGGGGAACAAACCGGGCAAGGTAAATGCCGTGCGATTCAATATATTTATTTCGCATCCGGCTATCATCCCGGAATCTTCCATCAGCAGCAATTGAGCTAAGACCATGGCTTTGAAATGATCGGATTCTTTTTTCCGCTCTTGCCATTGTTCTTCAGACTCATCCAATCTTCTCTCAACTTTTTCTGCCATCAGCCCCGACAGATACTCTTTAATGGTTTCATCTTCGAATTTCTGCAGGAGCTGTTTTATTAACATCCAATCACGCTTCATCTTTACCTCACTCATTCAATAACTTCAACGGTACTGACGGCACAAAACCTGAGTGCCGTATCTTATTTCTGCCGACGATCTCTAACTCTCGGCTCGAGTCTCCGTAATAGTCATAGGCCAGCACCAATGCCGGAGTAACGGCCGAAGGAGTGAACGTTACAAGTCTCGCCTGATTCTCAGCTCGCTGCGTAATCGCCTCATACACTGCAGAATGCGCCTGACTTAATGCCTCAAAGACCGAATCGTTTTGAGTTTTAAACATCTCTGCGTCAATCGCTTCCAGGATGTTGTCCCTAACTTGGATTAAGTCATCGTATGGGGCGGTTTGAACAACAGCTGAAGCATCCACCCTGTCATTTTCCGAACCAACTTCGGAAGCGGCTAAAACCGCGTTTGATAGTGCCGCCTGCCGTACCAAGGTTTGGACTGCTGCGTCGGCATTCTCGATCCTCTCGCTTGTCGTTCTCGAAGCCACGGCCGTCGGTTTAGAGCTGTTCAGCGAATTTTCTTTCGTGAGCTGGCTGAATCGGTTAGCCACATTGCTCCAAGCGCATATCGTTGAAGCAAAGCCCTGCAGGCCCAGCGTATCTAAAACTCTTTGTCCCAAAGATTGCGGTGCTCCGCTCACCAAGGTAATCGCATCATTGGCCAAATCGGCCAGGTCATCAGCGAGATCAAAAGCCTGATAAATTCGAGACAGCGAGTCTTCCGAGAAGAGCTTGGCAAAGTCTTCTCCCACCGTCTTTTTCACGAAATCCTGGCACCCGGAGATATCAAATTTTTTAATAAACTCGTCAAAATTTGCGTTCGTCAGTGCTGAGGCCGCTTTTAAACACCGTCCCCCGGCATCCACTATCGAGTTCGGAAACTCTAATTTCCCGCTTTCAACAAAAGAGAGTGTGACGGTGGAAAGTCGGTTTGACTCAAAACGCGGAGAAGTGAGATCAACTGCCACTACCTCCATGGTGCCGAGCCACGGATGGATAAGCCTTCCTGCTCCCTGTTTTTCGCATGCCGCTATCAACCGCTTCATTCGGGTAATGTAATCAGCTCCTATGACATAGGCCGTTACGGTGATTGTTCTTTTTGAGCGTCCTAGATCTTCAGTAAACGGCGTATCTCTCTGAGGATACTCAAAGGTCTGCGTTCTTCTGCCTACTTTGAAGTCGGAGCTTGTCACTTCAAAGGGTACGCCTCTAAAGGAGGCTCGCCTTAATTCCGGTGCATTCATTAGTCGGTCAACCCCTCTACTGGATAGTTTTGAGTTGAAGCAGAGAAATACCCGCCGCTCGAGTCTTGCTTATTGACCTGAGCCTCGGTTCCGTTCGGAATCTTTACGACCACTTCCAGACGGTTATCCACTTCTGTTTTCTGAGTTGATAGTCCTCTGCTCATCGATGCGGCTTCTGAAGAACTCATCATCGGAGCAGGCCTCTGAGGCTTCGCCTCTTCTCTGGAGAGTCCGAGCATTTCCCTAGCAGAGCCTTTAATACCCTCCCAAGACAGCTTTTTCTTGATGTTTTCCCACGTCTCTGTCAGGCCGGACCAAAGCGCACGAATATTCTTACAGGCGTTATCCCACGCCAGAGAAAAGCCGTCCGGCAATCCTTTCAGTACCTTTGACAAATTGGGGAATGAATTCTCAAACCATGTGGAAATATCATCCCAGTTCTTCCATAGTGCAATGCCGGCAGCTATCGCTCCTCCGATGATCCAGCCCCATGGGCCGAAGGCCGTGGTAATTGCCGCCCCAACCCCGTAAAGGGATTGCCCAAGGCTAATCATATTGCCGACGAGCGTAAGACCAATTAAAGCTCCGAACCCTTTGATTATGGTGTCCCAGCCGCCGATAGAGTCCACAAAATTCATGACCCCGTCAATCAGATTAAAAACCCCGTCAACCGCTTTTTCAAAGTCAATTTCGGAGACAGCCTTGGAGATTTTTTCGAATATGGCTTCCAGCCTTTGGGTAATGAGATCCTTGTTGGCTACAACCCAATCCTGAATCCTCTTTACAATCGTTTCGATAACGGGTGCAAGCGACGCCCCGATGGTCGCCGACACTCCGTCTAAGACTTGAGAGAACTTGCTCATAGTATCGGTTAAATGAGCCGAGTCAGCTGCCATCTTATCGTTCATCACGATGCCCAGCTTCTCGGCTTCATTGCCCATATCATCAAGTCCTGAGGCACCGCTCTCAAGAACAGGAATCAGCTGTTTAGCCAAATCATCACCGACAGCAGCCGTTAAAATTCTGAGCCTGACCGCCGGAGACTCATTGTTCTTAACAGCCTGCGCGAGGTTGCGCATAACATCAGCCGCGTCTCGAATATTTCCTTTGGAATCCTTCAGAGAGACGCCCAATCGCTTAAAAATAGCTGCCAGTTCCTTATTTTCTCCTCTGGCAGCTTTCCCCATGTTATAGGTAAGCTTTACCAGGGCCTGATCCATCTGCTCGGCTGACATTCCTCCCAAACCCGCGGCATAACGAAGTTTCTGTAAGGACTGAACGCTGACGCCGGCCCTCTTGCTTGCCTTATCGATAGAGTCACCTAAGGAAGTAAACTTGTCTACCGCGGCCTTTAAACTAAAGCCTCCCACGCCTCCCAAGACTGTCAGGGGAAGTGCAAACTTTGATGCCAATGCTGCAGATGATTTTCCAAGAGCAGAGAAGGAGCGCCCGATCTTGCCGAAATTAGCATCAATTTTCTTCAACGCCGGGCTTATCTTATCGGTCGCCGATAGGACGGCCTTGAGACTGTATTCTTTTCCTGCCATTTTTTATCTTCTTCCATAATGCGAAGAGCCTCTTTCGCAAGTTCAACTACCCGCGAAAAAGGCTCTTTTGACAGTTCAGTAGGTCTTTCACTCCAGAATCGAGCCGTGTTGTAAAAGACCTTCACAGCCATTTTCTTCTGCCCTACTCCGTATCGGTAAAAAAATCGGATACCTTTCGGATTAAAGCCATCGCATCTCTAATTCCGAGCTGGCCCACAGCTTCGTCTGAAAGACCGGAACAGGTCACAACATACTTTCTAAGCAGGCTTAATTTTTCGTCCGGAGTAGATGCGTCCCCGGGAAGACCCATTGCGGAGATTTCGTTAAAGGTCGGTTCTCTCAGATCAACCTTCTCAATTTTGTTGCCCGATACCGTGATCGGAGCTTTCAGCTTATAAGTCTCAATCATGACCATCTCCCGTTGGTTCCGACAAATTTCATTCCGACAGTGCCGGCGTCACTGTCATAGTTCATCTCTCCTTCAATGAAAGCCTCTGAGAGCGTATAACTCTTACCGTTGGCTAATTCCGCAACGACGGTACCTGTATCCATGTTTGAGAGTTCCTCGATCGGAAAATCCTTATCCATGAGGAAAGTGCCGTCGATATAAGGAGCTATCGGAGTCTCTTTGTAGTTAACCGACCCGTTCGTTGAAACAATGGTTTCTTTTGTGGTCTTTGAAAGCGGGATAGTGAGCCCTCCTTCAATATCGAGCGTCCTGCCGTTGACTGTGATGTGGCAGATTCCTGCAATTCTTGGCATTAAATCACCTCTTATTCATTAAATTGAAGACGGAACTGAGCCAGCACGGCAAAGACTCTTAACTGATTGACCAAGTCCGGCGGCAGAAGGACATCCACTCTGTTTGGATCATCTTTGTTTCTTTCAACAATGAGATACTTGGCGAACAAGTCGGCATTTTCGACAATCGCCTTGTCTTCGAGCTTGGTATACATCGCAATGAGCTCGCCCCTGATAATGGACGGCGTCACCACCGCCTGCCCTGCACCGAATCGCGTCCCGTCACTGGCGAGTTTGTGCCGCGGATACTTGCTCGTAATACAGCTTCTCAAGGCGCGAATGATGTAGGCCAGCGTGTGCAGCGTCTCGGAATCTAAGTACGAGTTGTCTTCATCGCCGAATCTATTCTTTTGGTACGTCGTAATTGCCCTTTCCACCCTCATATAGCCGGATTCCGTGTACTCGGTAGCAATGCCGTTTGTCAAAAGAACCTGACGCTCACTCATAGTAAAACGCTTACCGTGAGGTGCAGAGGTGATCCCGATTAGCTCTAAAGTCTGAGTGGGACGCGCCGGATCGATAGAAAGCTTGGCTGCGTTCTGAGCTCCGTAGGCTGACAGCACCTCAATTGCCAAAGACGGGACATCCGGTTCGAGTCCGATAATCGTGGCGTGCTGATCGTTACGGGTTGCTCCAAACTTCTGCAGATCGTTAACGGAGCCCCTCTTACAGGTGTAGACATGTCCATACTGCTGCTTGTCATAGGCCCAGCGGCCGCTCGTATCGTTCATAGTCTCTTTGAAATAATCCAAAGAAACCGTGTCCGAATAGGGCATCAGGATAAAGTCGTACGGGTCATCACCCATAATTTTGGAGAATTCAAGAGTAGAGAAATCCGGCGCGCCGGTGCCTCCGGCCATGGCTGTGATTTTGACACTCAGCCCTTCAGGCGTCTCCTCTCCGGCCCCGAAGCCCTGAATATTGAGTCCTAAAGCGATGTCGTTGCCATTGGCGCCCTTATTCTTCGCGCTGACGGTAACGTAGCCCTCTTCTACTTCCGCATCCTCCTCACTCGCAGAGGCTTCTGCCGTAACCGGAAGATCGGGTTTTCCGTTAATCGCAGACGCGATTGCAGATGCTACGTCAGCAGGCGCATCATCCACAGCGACCGCTACCTGAACTCGATCGGCTCCGATATAAACGCTCAAAATGCCGGCTAAAGTAGGAAGACCCGATAATGTATACGTGCCCGAAGCGGCTGTTGCCGCCTCCGGATCACTTAGCGGAATTGCCCAAACCTGACCTGCAGGATCGTTTTTGCGATAAACCGTGTTCATCCTGGCCAGCTCCGAACCACGACCAAAAAGGTCCTTCCCTTGACTATCGCCGGTGACAAGAACCGGCACAAGCGGCTCAGCCTTCCCTTCGGTCATCTGACCAATAAGAAGCGTCGTTTGAGTCGAAGTGGCCAAATTAGCCATCGAATTATCGACTTCCGCATAAAAAAGCGGCGTTCTCACGTCGCTTGGGATGTTGTTAAATGAAATACTCATTTAGTTTTCTCCAAATCAATTAAAACTTTTGCTTCAATCCTGCCGTCCGGATGTCCCTTCTCGGCAATCACGTCGATATCGGTGTACATCCGGAGGAACCTTCCAAGTCGATCGATGTCTGCTCCGTGACGGGTTTCGTTATCGTTGATTTCGTACTGACAGGAGAAATCCAACTGGACGGTCAATGCCGCGCGATTAAGATCAAGGACCGTAAGAGACTCAAACTGAATCCAATCTCTGCCGGCCTGAATATCGTCAGCTCCCAAAATGGCTTGAAAAACTTCCTTTTTGAGATCGACCGACTTCTCCCAGGCTGTCAAACCCTGTTCATCCTCGGTATTGGCGACCATCAGGATGACGGCAAAGTTGAACCGCACCTGCTGCTTGTAACGGTTGATCACTGCAGGTTCTTCCGGATCTTCAGAGACCGGAATCACAAACGCAGCCGGGAGGAGTTCGGCTGCCACCGACTCATCGAGCCGGGAAAACGTTCCGACGCCAAAGACTCGGCCATCAAAGCCCGGACAATGAGCCCGCAGTTCCTGAATAATGGGTTTTAATTTCACTTCATTAAGCTCCTAACCGGGCCCGGCTTAAAGGCATCTTCCAAAATCCGACCCACGACCGCTTGAAATCGGGTTCGGCCATAGGTTTCAGCGGCAGCTGAGACCGGATTGGCACGCGGCTTAGCCACTTTTGCCTCAAAGGATTGTTTGCGGTGCGCACGGGTTCGCTTGCTGCGTTTAGGCCCTGCGTGGCCAAAGACGACAAACGCGGGATAAAACCCGCGTCTTTTCAGTTCTGCAGAAACCTGCTTGCCTTTTCCGTAAGGCTTCACGGCCACCGAGAACCCGGAGCGCGAAACCTTGTAGGAAATTGCTTTCTGGAATATCCCTGTTTGCTTTCCCGGATAAGCTCCGGCAGCGGATACTCCTTTTTTGCTGACCAGTTTCTTTGCAATCTTGGAAACGTCTCGGCCGACCTGAGTAAAACCTTTCCTCATCGACTTCTTGTCGAAATCGGCAAAATTCAGAGGTCTTGCAAACTTCGCTTCAATTCTTAAGGGCTGCATTAAGCACCTCGCATTCCAGCAGCGTGAACCGACCGGCACTGTTGCAGTCGGTGACTCGTTTGGCTCTGTACCAAAGGCTGTCGCACTCGACTTCAATTAACCTCGGAAGATCTTGAGGACGGGTTTTGCCTTTTACAGAGCGTACAAAAATGCGGTGTGTGACCGTTTCTTCGGTTTGGACATTGTCCCAATACACCGAGCCTCCGATTACTTCAACCTTGCACCAACACTCCCACAAAAGAATCCGCTCTGTAGAGTGTTCTGCTTTGCCGTTCGGTAAAAGTTTTGCCGAATAAATAGAGCAGCGTCTATTGAGCTCACCCGGTTTTGGCAAAATCATTTATTGCCTCCAGCGGTAAGGATCCAATAGCGCCTCCACCCACGGTATCGGCTTTAATTCGCCGGCACTGACTCCTTCGCGGGTCTCATACCGCTCAGCCACTCGGATTAAAATCCACGTTTTAATGGCTTCAGGGACATGGTCGACATCTTTGCTAAAACCGCTTGTTCCCTCCCTATCAATGATCCCGTGAAGAATTTCCTGCTCGCAAAGCTGAGTACATGACAAAATTAACCGCTTAATGAATTCGTCATCTGAATCGTGATCAACCCGCAAGTGCTGTTTTGCTTCTTCAAGAGTGACTGCACTGATTGCTGTAGATACGTCAAACATCAGCTTTCTCCGCTTCGGAATCTGCTGCCGATTTAGTCTTCTTCGTCTTGGCCGTAGACTTTTTGCTCGGAATCTTGGCCAAACCGGCTTGAATGAAAGAAAGTGCACTTTCCTCCGAAATAGTGACGATATCGCCCTTTTCAACCTGTCCGAACAACGTAACTGCGCCTTTTATGAATTCAATTTGCATGCGTAAACTCCAAAAAGAAAGGGCCCGCAGGCCCCGTTGTTCAAAAAGTTACGAAATTAGGCAGTAGGTATTGCTAATGTTCCGCCTACTAGTGCTTCCGGCCGCTCAATGCTGAAGCCCAGACGACGCTCGGCACGAATCGTCACTAAGTTCTTCTGAACGTTGTCACTGTCTTGCTCAAACATTTCCAGAACTAATCCGGAACGATGCCAAACCGTAGCTGCCTGAGCGGTATCGACCACCATGAATTTACCTTCCGGGATCGCCTGAGAATCAAGCACCGGAAGACCCCAGAGTGTCTTGGAGGCAACATTAACCGGGCCGTTAAGGTAATAATCACCGGAAGTATTCTTCACGAAGAGCATTTTCACCCAATCCGCAGGATTCAAAAGAATCATATTCGGGCGGAAATATGCTTGCTGAATCTTTGCTTTTGCAAACAAAATCAAGTCGTAAAGATTCGGAGCGCTGCCGAGGTCTCCTTTTGTAGCCCCTACTGGCGTGTAATTGCCTTCAGTAAAGATACCTGACAGTTCGGTTTCTCCGCCGGAGCCGCTGATAAGCATATCCTCCACAACCAAATCCACACCGTAGGTCATTCGGTTGTTCAGGTACGAAATCAGTGCCGGAGCGTCTTCTAGCATTTGTTTGGAAACCTTGGCCAGGTGCGCTACGGTATGAACCTTCCCTGTCTTAACTTCGAACTTGATTGAGGAAAACGGCTTCTGGGTTCCTTCTGCTACAACCTTTGCGCCGTTGATAAAGCCTTTTTCCTGCACGTATTCAAAAGAATTGCCGGAAATCGGTGACGACGGAAACAGTCCCTCAATCGATAAAGGACGCTGCATGAGAGGAACAATTCCGGGGCGTCGATAAGTCTGAAGCACTCCTGCGCCCGGAGTAAGCATGGGGTTCTCAACCGTCGGGGCAGATAGTGTCTCAGAAGTCTGAGAGTCTCCCCCTTCTGCCTTGAATTCAGTGATTTCAAAACGACACTTCGTAGCGCCACCCTTCAGATAGGTCTTGAAAGACTCATGCTCAATAACCTGTTCACCGATGCTTTTAACTGCTTTGGGTTTCGGAAGCTCCAGTTTCAATCCTTTCTGCTGCAGATCAAGAAGCTGCTTTGAAAGTTTCACCTGCTTTTCCTGAAGCTCTGCGTATTGAGCCTGCAAAGCTTTCATTTCCTCTTTGCTGGCGTTCTCAGACATTTTCTTTTCAATGGCGTCTAAGGCAGCCATCACACTTTTCATTTCTTCATTCATTGGAATTTACCTTTTGGTTTAGTTCAAACGCTCTGCAATCGCCTTTATGCGTTCGCAGACCTCTTTCTGCGCCTTCTCTTCGCCATCAGGATCCCCCTGACCCGAAAATATGACTTTTGCCTTGGCACACAACGCCGTGGCCTCGGCTTTAGAAAAGCCTCCTGCATCCCGCAGAAAGTTTTCAAATTCTCGGACTGTTTCCAGTTCGCTAATGTCTTCACTCTTTGAGTCAATCCTTGCCGCTTGATCGCATGGATAAGTAACAATTGAAATCTCAGGAAGAGCCTCAATTTTCTCAATGATTCTGCCGCCGTCTTTTTTAGGTTTGTAGCCCGAGGCTCTGAGTCTGTAGCCGATGGAAAGACCGTCAACCGTGCCGTGCTTTAATGCAGCTTTGACCGCTTCCGACTGAGGATTTCCGGGGGTCAACTCTCCGACAACCTTAAGTCCTTTTTCATCTTCCTCAACTTTTATCCACTTGCCGATCGGAAGTTCATAAGAATCATGGTTGAAAAACATTTTCGGAGTGAAAAGTTTTATAGCCTCTTTGTATGCGCCCGGAAGAATCGTGTCTCCTACTAAATCGTTGCCGTTAAAAACCGAAGCGTATCCGGAGAAAGTATTTTCGTTTCCCTCAGATTTCAGCCCAACATCTTTTAGTTCAATGGTTTTATATTGAAGTTTCATCATTTATTGCCTTACAAGAGATCCGTCAGCCGGACTGGAAGAGGGTTTTGTTTCGCCGAGCTTGTTCAAAGGAACTAAGTTGGATTGAGCTGTCAGCTCATCTCCCCCGTCTTGAGGCGGCAAGTTTTCCAGCCTTCTGACTTCGTTTCTCGTCATCATGCCGTTTTGCGCCATCTGCGAGTAATACTGGGCTCTTTCCTGTGGATTCGAGCGCAAAAGAGCATCGATTTTGAGTTCAATGGTGTACTCGCCTCTTTCCTCCAACGGAATAAGTCTTCTCATCAATGCCTGCTGAAACTGCGTACACAACGGGGCCAACGTAAACTTATGAAACCCGGAAACAATCTCTGCTATTCCTGAACCCCAAGTCGTCACGCCTGAAGCTCCGATTAACACCGGAGGTACACCGAACCAGCGGCAAATTTCTTCAACGTTGTATTTTCTTGTCTCCAGTAACTGCGCATCCTGCGGGGACAATGACATCGTTGAGTATTTGAATCCGCGGTCAACAAGAAACAGGCCCGAACCGTCACCCCGAGCCATACCTGAGAACCGTTTCAAGACTTCCTTAAACTGCTTCTCATCAAGCTTTTGATCCGTACAAAGTACCCCGGTTGGCTTGGAGTTTGATCCGAAAAACTTAGTCGCGTTGCTTTGGGCGTTAACAGCTTCGTTTGCTGTCGCTCTCATAAAGTTCAGTTTGGATAGTCCGATGTAGCCGTTCCCGACGCCTTTCCAGTGAATAACGTTCTCTCCGGAGTAAACATTGATCCGGCCGTCCTGATAATAGATGTAAGTTTCTCGATCCCCCATAACCGTAAACTCAACTTGTTCGGACGGAAGCGGAATCAGAGCTATCGGGTGGCCCGATGCGTTCCTTTGAATCAGTGCGTAGGCATTGCCCTTAAGAAGTCTGTTAATCACCATTGACGAGACAAACTCTGCCGGCGTCATCCACTCGTTTGGCTTATCGTGAAGCAGCGTAAAAACTTCGCTTTCCCTATCCGGCTGCCTTCCCCTATCTTTAGTTCCTTTGTAAAGGAAAATCGGAAAGGTTGACATGGTGTTGGCCAACAGCTCCGTGCAGGCAAATATCGTCGATATCTGGAGGGCCTTTGAGGCTTCAACATCTTTCAAATCGGAAAAAATCGGCTCTGTCGGTATCGCAATCTGCAGGCCTGAAGCGAACCCCAAAGGACCGCCCCATCCGGACACCCAATTGATTAATCTTTTAACTATCATTGTCTCTACCAACTAAAAAACGGTACTTCCGAATCGGCTTCATACTCTTGAAAAGCGCCTGCGTTTTCCTCATTAACGCACAATCCCAAAGCCATAATTAGCGCTACGGCTCCGTCGATCTTGTTTTCGTAAACCTCTTTGCGAGGGAAAACGTTGTCTTTGAAATCTCGCTTGGCCACAATATTTCCCATCATCCAGGTGAGAGCAGGGTCCCCCTCGTGAATAAGCCGTTTGTCCTGAACCAGAGCCTCCAACCACTTCATCGGATCGCTCATGTTTTGAACCGTGTTGCGGTACTCAACCATGGGAACGTCGTTGTCGCTAAGTCTGGTCGCGAGCTGTGTGGCCTGCCAAGGGTCATAAGCAACGGATTTCACTCTAAAGCGGGAACAATCCTCTAAAATGTCCGCTTCAATCTGATTAAAGTCAGTAACGGCGCCCTCTGTTACCTTCAAATAGCCCAGCGTTTCCCAGCCGTCGTACTGAGAATTTCCTGACTTCAGGAGCGCTGCTCTCGGTGCGTAGTAAGTACCAAACACGTAGTAATTCAGACGTCCGTTTTCCTCTACCGGAAAGACAAGCACTTTCGCGGTTAGGTCGTTTTTGGCGCCGAGGTCAAGGCCCATATAACAGTCAAAACCTTCAAAGTCGCTCAAAGCGATACTTCTCCGGCACAAATTCCATGCCGGCATATCCATCCAACTTGATGCAGCCGAGCACCAAACATCTAAATGCTTCGTTTTGAAGTTGTTTGCTGCACTCGGCCTGGCGATGGCTTTAGCCTGCAAGGAAGTAATAATTTCCGGACGAACGCTGACACCCCAGTTTGGATTGGCTTTCTGCAGAGCCTCTTCACTCGTCCAGTCATCCCCTTCATCCAGTCCGTAGATAATTCCGAACTGACTTTCATCTTGGGCCTCTTTATTGAGGATCTGCTTCACAAAGGAACGTACTTCATAACAAATACCGGCTGTATCGAAACCTGCGGTCGTAATGACCCACATCAGTGAATTGCGTCGCTTGCCAAGTGAAGTTTCTACAACGTCATAGACCGCTCTGGTCTTATGTGCGTGCAGCTCATCAATAACGGCTAAATGTGTGTTCAAACCGTCCAGAGTAGATCCCTCTGCAGATTTGGCCTGAAAGTAGCTGTTTGTTTTCGGAACGTACAAGGAAGTGGCCAAGACTTGCAGGTCGAAAGCTCGTTTAAGTTTCGAGTTTTGTCTCGCCATTTCTTTAGCGTCCCCGAAGACAATCTTTGCTTGATCTCGAGTTGTCGCAAAAGAATACACTTCCGCGCCCGGTTCACGATCGCCGCATAAGCAAAAAAGCGCCACTCCGCTCGAAAGACTCGACTTTCCGTTGCCTCTGGGTACTTCAATGTAGACGCGCCTGAATCGTCTGATACCTTCAGTTGTTTTCCAAGAGAAAGTCGTATGAAGAATAAAGACCTGCCAAGGCTCCAACTTGATTTCTTGACCCGCCAGTTCTCCTTTGACGTGCGTCAGGTGTTCGATAAACCAACAAATCCTGTCCCCGGCTTCCGCATCATAAATAAAGCGCTTGCCATCCCCATATCGGTCTAAATCGTCCAGCTGCCTTTCACACGCTTTCTTAACCAACGAACAAGCCGGAATCCTTCCGCTCAGTACGCCGCGGGCGTACCGACAAGAAATTTCAAAGTAATTCGGTTTACTCAAGGAAGGCATTGTCAGTCTCCTCCTCCGGTGTTTCTACTTTGACTTTTGCCCTGGCCGTCGGCGTAAAACCAAGCTCTTTTTCGCACTGGAGCATCATCTTATGGGCCTGAATCATCAGCATCACCGTAGGAGTAAGCGATCGCATCCCGGATTCAGGATGACTTTGCTCGACATCCCCAGCCTCCGCTTTTCTCGCGTACTTTCGATACAGCGCATAACTCCGGCACCACCTCTCCAGAATTCCATGGTCAAGAGCCGTGAGCATTCCTTTAGGAGCACAACTCACAGCCGTTGACCATGCAGCTCTGGCCTCTGCCGTCAATCCTGTCGGAGGACTCTCCGGAAGCTGTCCGTCTACAGCAAGCTCAGAGCGGTTCTGTCGGCACTTCTGTAAAGTTCCTTTTGCCCTCTTCTCTGCATCAGTTTTTCTTGGTCTTCCTGCCATAAGCCCCTTTAAAAAATTCCGGCTAGCAATCCTTTTAAGGCGCTAGCCGGTTAACCTCAATTCCCAAGGAGTATTTATTGGCTCGGTTGATATGGCTCAGCCGAGAAAGCCTAAAAAACTTTCCTCACGCGCGCGCGAGAATTTCGACCTCAAGTCCCATAGCTATTGGCTTTTAACTGTACTTTTACAAACTCCCATTTTGCACGTACAAAAATTTAGCTCAGGGCGCGGTCTCGGACGGGTGACCTTTTTACTTTTGACCCGCCCCTCCTCAAAAGATGAAGGAACTGTACTTCTTGACAGTGGCGAGGCCTTTATCAGTCACCACAATGCGAAGGCCGGCCTCTGTTCTGCTAACCACCTGCACTGCCCCTAGTTCGCAGAGCTCAATAATTATTAAGTCATGTCCTATGACTACAAAGCTATTACAACCGGCTGTTTTAAAGTTGAATTGAATTGGAGTAGGCAACGCGCGAACTCGAGATACAACTGCTTCTTCCCATAACCTATTCTGGTAACGCACTTCATTTTCTCTTTGCTGCTCCCTTTGCCTCATGCTCAAAATACCCTTAAAAATCTTCACCATAAAAATTAAAATACTTTTTACGATTAAGGATGCGGATACAGAAAGAAGTACACAAAAGCCTAATACGACATATGAAACCCAAGGCTCTCTGAAGATTTCTAACTGCCCAAAGAAGCTATAAGCTAAAAGAAATATCCCAACCCCAACAGTAATGGAAATCACGTTCTTAACAATAAAAGGTAAAATAGCTTTCAAGAAATCAGGCATAGTTTGTTAACTAAAGAATGTGGTAATTCTTTAATTCTATGCCTGATTATTTTTGCCTATTCCCAAATCCTCCGTCTTCCTTTGCGGTCTTGCGGTCATGGCAAGATTTACATAGCACCTGCCAGTTTTTCTCATCCCAAAACAATTCCCGATTACCTTTGTGCGGGATTATATGGTCAACAACGACCGCTGGAGTCAGCCTGCCGTTGCGCTCACACTCAGCGCATAGCGGATGATCTGCGAGGAATGCCAATCGAGCACGGCGCCACGCCCCGTTATAGCCTCGTCGGTGCGAAGACGCCCGATTTCTTTCTTTGTATTGACCTGCCTTAGCCCTATGATTTTCGCAATATCGTTCTCCCATCGGAATAGCTTCTCGGCAGCCGGGATAGGCGCATAGTTTCATCAGCGGCATAGTCTCAGAAAGCAAAAAAGCCCGAGACCTGCATTCGGCATCGAGCTAGCGTACTACGTTTCTTCCGGGCACGCGAAAGACCGCTAGAGAGCGATCTTGCACATCATCGAGGACGTAGATTAAATTGTTGTTCTCACTCTATTCTTTTATCCTCAGGAGAGCTATTGGTAATAACACTGATATTCCTAATCTTCTTATCAAAAGCCTCAAGGAATACTCTCCTCCACTCCTTTTCTCCGCTAACGGTAATCCTCGCTTTTCGCATCAGGCGCTCATAGTCTCGAGGCGAGCCAAACACAAAGACCTTGACGTTGTGTTTTACAGGCATACCGTCAATCCTATCCGGCAAACTCATCCAGGCGCGCTGAAGAAGCTCGGCGTCTGAATAGTCCGGCGCCGGAAGCAGCGGATCACGGCCCTTGAGCTCGGTCACTTCCCTCCAAAATTTTTCTTCTTCGGTTTCCGGGGCGCGCTCGAAATAACACTTGGCATAACGACAGAAGGTATCCGTAGGCGAGCGCCAGCGAACCGGCTTGTCGCCATAGACCCGTCGCCAGTTGGCCAGGCGTTCGTAGAAGTGAGTATCAATCAAAGAATTCTCCTGGTTGTTTTCGTTGTAATTACTTCCCGGGATGCCTCCAGCGGGTTGCCGCCGCCGGAAGCGTCTAACCGCGTTGTAAAAAACAGTCTTGCGTACACCGTTGCAATCGTCTCCGGGATTCCGAAAATGCGTACACATCTCTCGCCTTTCCGGTTGTACGTCACCACTGCATAGGCCTCGCAGTATCCGCTCTTGTCGTCTCCCTCCCATGCCTTGGGCGCCGATTCAGAGTAGCCGACCTGGATCGTCCAGTGATTTGCGGGATCGCACCCGAACAAATTGTCCTCTGCGCATGTGCCGTAGACGAAAGCGTCTAGAGCGTGGAATGTCTCCATAAAATTGAGGACATCCTTTATAGGAGGGCAGTTGTACATGCCTCCGTGATACAGATTGCTGTCCCAAACTCGCCCCGCCTTGAGTGCATAGTCGACTGCGACAGATAAGACCTTTAACTTTTCTAAAGTGTTTGAATCAGACATGTTTTCTCCATTTGTGAAACTTTGGGTCGTTTTGCCGTTTTGTTCTGCGGTTTCTATAAGTCTCTATATAGGCTTATAAGTGTTATTTGTTTTCCTTCACGTTGACTCTTAGAAAATACATATACAAACGTCTAAACGACCAAGGAAAAGTTCTAATCGATATTCATCTCTGGATCTTTCAACCTAAGGCCCAAAAAACCTCTTCCCCTAATGTTGTAGCTGTTACGGATTGCACGAAAACCTTTTCCGCTTAACTGTTTCCCCAAAGACCGGGTGTTTCGGACAATGCCGTCCAACCCCCGTGGTTCGGCGTAGGTTTTCCAATTGGAAAAAGCCGCGATGGTAGTTACCGTATACTCTGGCCCGAACTCAAAGTTATCCTCCAGCCATTCGGCGAGAATGTCTTGGGAGTCGATGTGCTCTTGGGTAGCGATCTTCACTTCTTCCGGAGGATTCAGGCCGACTTCGTAATAATCCTTTAAGGCTTCAAGAATGAGATTTAAGATTCCGGAGCCTTCCGCTCTGAGTTTGGCCGGGAACGATTTATCCCGTTCTTCCTCGGAAAACCTCTTGTTAAACGGAATGATGCTTTCTCTTCTGGTCAGACCATAGTCGCTTCCTCGGAGAATGAGCTCTTCGTTAGCGCAGATAAAAAGAGTAAGCCGCGGCTGGAAAGTGTTCGTCTTTTTATACATCGCGCGAGCAGCTATCTTCTCGCCGCCGGTGAGCGCTTTGACGGTTCCGGATTTAATCGGCATATTGTTTTCCGGCTCCATCGTCACCACAAGCCGCTTATCTTTAAGCCTTACTAGGTCCTCTCGGCTTTGGCCGCCCTGGCTTCTGGTGTCACCCATGACGGTGCTCGCCTCTGTAACATCCCCGTAGTCTCCGAAAACATTCAGGATGCCGTTGATAAGCGTACTTTTACCGTTAGCGCCGCCGCCAAGAAGTGTGAAGTACTTTTGCTCAACCGGATCTCCCAGTAAAGCATAAGCTACACACCGCAAGAAGTACTTAATCATCCGCTCGTCGCCGTAGAAAGCGTCGCTTAAAACTTTCTTGAAGATAGGACATTCGGCCTTAGGGTCGTATGCCACTCCCATACATTGAGTAATGAAGTGCTCCGGATCGGCCGGGATGAACTCTACCTTTTTCAAGTCAAGCTCACCGTTTTGGACAGCTACGTATCTGGTTAACGTGTTTAAGTCTTCGTCCCTCACGGCAATGGCCACGTCACCAGCTGCAATTTCCAGCATATGCTTGTACATAGCGGCCTTCTGGAAAAGCATTCCGACTTTTGCAATTTCCGCCGCGCTCGTGCCGTTCCTCTTCATGTCGTCCAGCAGTACCGCAATCGTCTGGCGCGCGTACTCCAGAACTTCCTTTTGAGTCTGCTCTTTGTAGTAACCGACGAATTCCAGCCATTTGTCTTGATCGACTACATATCGTACGAGGCCCTTATAGCGTTCAATGAATCTAACGGCGTTAGCATCTTCGGTGAAACCGACTATGCTCTTGTCAGTGGCTTTCGGGAGAAAACTTTTTAGGAGAGCCGGCTTGAAATTGAGCCCGGTTAATTCCTTGAGCCGACCCTTTGCCCTTACGATTATGCTTTCAATGTTGAGCCTATCTTTGAGATACGCACTCTTAAGCACGTCTTGCACTTGATATTGGTCTTCCGCCGCGTCGATTCGGCTCAGTAACAGCACAAGTTCTTCGCTTTCTTTCTTTTTTAGATTTGCGTTGACCGCCGAAATGATCGATTTAAAGGTTCTGGGATTTTTTGATAGATCTCGGTCGAAGCTTTTCCATCTGGCTAACGTATCCTCGGTTCCGGCATATTTATCCGACTTCTTACTCCAACTATCGTAAAGTTGGTACGCCTCATCGCAGCCGTCAAACTGAAAGTGAAGAGCCATACCTACCCTGACCCATTCTTCTCTGGTATCGACGTATTCTTTTGGCAAATTGTTAAGGTAGCTTTCCGCTTCTTGAATAGATATCTCTGGCCTGTTTTCTTTCTCTACCATCCAGTTAAACGGAGAGCCGTCCGAGTTGCGCCCCTTGTCGAATGACGCGCCTTCTTCTTTGACTTTCCATTTTCGATGCGCGGCCACATAGTCTTCAAAATCCTTTAGAACGGCTAAAGCCTGATCCTTTGTGAGGAGAGGCAGTTCGGCCGCCTTTACTGTGAAAGGATTGCTCCCTTTATCGGGGAATTGGTAGAAGGTGCCTGCGTCAGGATTAAAGCCAATAATCACTGATTGGTTACCGGCGCCTCTTAACTCCATCATGTGCTTACCAGATTGCTCGTCCTCGTATTTCTTTGTGATTACGCGCGGTACGACGGCCTCTCCGGACCTAAAAAACAGTTGGCTTCTTACTTGCCCGCAGTTTCTAACCATGCAAGTTTCGAGATGATGCTTGGTGATGAGGTACTCAAGGATCTCCTTGTCGCCAGAATCGAAGTCAAGTGCGTAGACCGGAGTAGTGCCCTGCCCGGTTAAAATTCCGACTGAATGGCTTTTGTATCTCTCCGCGTCTTCTGGTTTGAATCGATAGTTTGGCCATCCCGCAAGGCCGCGCTTTGTGTCGGGTTTGATGGGGATGGGCAGATATCCATTGTCGACAAGCTTTTGTGCTGCTTGGCCGAACGTAGGGCTAAATTTGTGTGTCATTGCTATTTCTCCTGGGTTTTTAAAATCGGACCGCAAATAACATCGAACTCGTGTAAAAATTCGAGCAGATCTTTTCGGGAATACCAGAAGGCTCGAGGGCGCGCGTCTTTGAGTTCAACAATCACGTGCTCTTGTTCGTACCGCATCGCTTTAATTCGGCCGACGTTGAATGCCTCGATCTCATCTCCGAGAAAGATTTCCCGCCGATCGGAGCCTCGTGCGTTAAGAACCAACCAAAAGTTATCCTCTGTGTTTACGAGGTGGAAGATCCAGCCCCAGCCTTTTCTATACTTTCGTTGGAGTTTGTAACGCGGGTCGTTTTTCCCGTAGTAAACGACGAACGGAGTGACTTGCGCATTCCAAACGTGGAAATCAAGGATTTCATATTTGTAGCCGGTGGCCGCAAGCGCCTTTTCTACTTCTTCTCTTGCTAGATAAGGAGCCGAGAAAAGCGCGTCCGAGCAAATTTGATAGTGATCGAAGAGGTTTTCCGGGATAAGTGACCGGAATTGCTGATGAGTCATTCGATTGAGCCTATCGCCGCTTAATGCGATAAAATCGGAAAAGAAATCTCTGACTTTTTCCACTTCCACACCCGGCTCGACACTCCCATCATGTCGGCCGTTTGTGGTGTAGTGTGAAACATAACTATCAAGTAGCTTTTGCTTTCTGTAATTCATTTTTCCAAACTCCTTCTAAAGTTGGGTTAGTCGTCTCGATCAATGAAGTCGAGACAGTGAAGCTCAGGGTTCATGCGAGATAGAACCGGTCGAATGCCCCCGAGAAAGAAAACGTCCCCGCGCCATACTCCAAAAATTAGAGCTTCGCGATAACCGAGACCCGGCGTGTCCTCATCAATAAGCCGAATAAGACTGGCTGGGCTGATGCCGTCTGAGTCCTCAAAATGGATCGCTTCGCGTAATAGGCCGTAGATAGTTTGGATCCGATCAGGAAACTCTCTTCCGAATGCAAACTCAAGTTGTTCTCTTTCTTGCGCCGTAAACGGCTGATTTGCTTTGAAACATTTGCAGATCGCGCAGATACTCATTTTGATTTGCCCTTTTTGCTTGTTAAATAAAGCGCTCGCTGAAGTTTCAGAATCACGGAATAGCGAACGTCGGATACTTTTTTGTTGAGGATTTTCGACACGTAACCCTGACTTAATCCCGTCAAAGTAGCTATCTCTGACTGAGTTAAGCCACGACTGGTTAAGTCGGAAACGAGGGTGGAAGGCTTCTTCATTTCAGAAATCGAATTTAATAAATACGGAAATAATATTACAACGATTTCTGCCTATCGGGAATATAATTTTATTCCAGAAGGAATGAAATTTAAGAGGACAAAATGTCGCTAGATGGAAAAACAGATATTCTCAGGCGGAATTTAAAACTTTTAATGGCAGCTAAAGGCATCACAGGCGCAGAGTTAGCTAAAAAGGTCGGCGTTTCTGCAGCGACCTTCAGCCGGCTAATGACGGGGCAGCTAACTTCGCCAAGAATAGGATTAATAAAAACCCTAGCCGATTTCTTTGAAATCCGACCCGAATTTCTTGAAACCCCAGGAGCACTAGATTCGATAGGCACCAGAGAAAGCCGCGTAACAGAATGGATCCCGCTCATACACAATTCGGCTGTTGTTATGAAGCAATACGTTACAGGGAAACTTGAGCTAGATGAAAGCCAGTTAAAACAATGGCTTCCTCCAATTCCTGACGCCGGTTTAAGAGAAAAGCTAGCGCAAGAAGATGATGCGATGCGGCTTGAGATTTTCGCGATAGAAGCCCCGGATGACGCCCTTGCGCCCAGACTTCAAAGAGGAGATTTCCTCTATGCTTTGACGCCTCAAGAGTATCCTAAAGACAAGGTGTTCACCGGACTACTTAACCTCAACGGCGGTATTACTTGCGTGGCAAGAGAAGTACGCTCTGAGCTTGATGTCTGGTATTTTCGCGCCACTTCCCCCGAGCATCCGAACGCGGGCAAATGGATCGAATTTTCGCGTGATAAGCTGCAGGCAATGATTGTAGGTGTATACAAAAAACTATAGTTTGATTCCCGCAACTAGAAACCGTCTTCTGACGGTTTTTTCATACCTCCTATGAAATTTAATTTCATTCCTATTGAAATTAAATTTCTTTCAGGTTAATATGGCGTCGTTGAGTTTGAAATCAAATTTCAAAGGACAAACGAAATGCCGAATACCAAAAGCGAAGTTCCTTCAAAAGCCGCTGGCCGCGCACTCAGCTTTGCGCTCATGCTTACTCTCATGGCAAAGGGCTATCCAGAAATGCCCGTCGCAAAGCTCGTCAATCTTCTCCATATCACTCCAGACGATGCGAATGCAATCGCTGATGGTGTGTTGCCCTCTCCTGAGGCCATTGAAAAAGTCTGCAGCTTCATTAGCAGCAACTCCGCCAAAAACTCCGAACAGGCGATTACTCAATACGAAATCGAGCCATGGCCCGTTATGAATTTTTCTTTCCGGAGAGTTCCTCATGCGACGCGAATTTAATGACTTTGAAATTGCCGTCGGCGCGTTCGTCGCCTTCCTCGGTTTCTGGGGTTTTGTTTACCTCGTCTTCAGTCTTCCGGAACTGCTCGGAGGTCTCTTATGAACTCAGTTTTTAACCCCGCCTCCTACAACTTCAATCAGTTGACTGATGACGAGCTTCTCTCCTGGCTGCATTCCGAGGGCTTAACCAATATGCCGCCGATCATTCGGACATTGGCTGAGCGCCTGGAGGCCGTTCAAAAGGACGTGGCCTACGCCCAGGAAGAAACCCAAGACGTAAAGGAAGCGCTCAGAAAATTTGATGCGGATGTAGCCGAAGGTCTAGGCGATCTTGAAAAGGAGCTTTGCGGCTATGTATCCGACCTCGAAAAAGTAACTGACACGATTCTCGAATCTGAAGGAAAGATTCTTTTGCCTGACGGCAAATTGATCGATGACCTCGATCTCGACGAAGAATCCCCGGACGATCAGATCGTCGTATCCCGTCGCCAGCTGGACTCTATCCGCGCTCAGATCGATTCCATTGGATACGCCATTTCCAACCTAGAAACCGGGGACTTCTTCCCCGATCGCCCTTCCATCTAAGACTAAAGGAGATATTTATGTCTTTAGAAACTGCCATCCAAGAAAACACCAAAGCACTGCAATACCTGGCTGAGATTGTTAAACAGGCCATGAGCATGAAACCCGTGCAGGCTCCTGTTGCGGCCGCCGCTCCGGCGCCCGAGCCGAAGGCCGCCTCTAACGAACCTGTGGCCGCGGCTGACCTTCCTCCGGCGGCAGCGCCAGCACCTGCTCCGGAGCCTAAACCCGAACCGAAGGCCGCTTCCGCCCCCGCGATCAACCCTGTCGAACTTCGTGAGGCCATGGTCGCCAAACTGCAAAAGCTCTTCGAGCATTCGCCAGCCAAGGGTGCCGAGATTCTCCATTCTTTCGGCGTAAGACGCCAGTCCGAACTGCCGGACGAAAAACTGCCCGCTTTCTGCGAAGCCCTGGTTAAAGCTCTCCAAGCTGAAGGAGTTCTGTAATGGCCCACGCTCTTTTATCCCCGTCATCTGCGCACCGCTGGATGTCTTGCCCGGGAAGCGTATCTTTGTCTCGCCTTTTCCCGGACGAATCGTCCTCTTATGCAGAGGAAGGCACACTCGCCCATGCTTGGGCCGCACACCTCCTTGATCCTCAGAATCAGCCTCAGCCGACTGAGGCCTTGGGCTCAGACAACATGACTTTCGTCCAAGACTATGTCCTTTTCGTTGAACGCGAAACCTTAGGAGGAGTCCGCCGCATTGAGTATCCGGTTTCTGTCTCAGAGGTCACCGGTGAAGCTAATGCCAAGGGCACAATCGACTGCGCCGCATTGGTCAACGGCACGCTCAAGATCATTGACCTTAAATTCGGTAAGGGCGTGAAGGTCGACGCCGAGCACAATACCCAGCTCATGATTTACGCCGCCGGTGCCTTGCCCTTGTTCGATGTGATCGACGAGGTCAAAGACATTGAGCTCACGATCTTCCAGCCGCGCATTAACAATATCTGCTCTTGGAAGTTGACGCCTGCCGAGCTGGATGAGTTTGTGAACAAAGCCCGGGCGCGAGCGTCTATTGCGATCAACTATCTGCACGCCGATCCTCTGCCGCCGGACGCGCTCAAACCTTCGGCTGATGCCTGCCGATTCTGCAAAGCTAAGGCCGCATGTCCGGCACTCCAGCAGAAGGCAGCAGAGGCCTGCGACTTCCGTCCGGTACTGGATCGCGGCCTGGACATTCCGATTGTTCCGGAAGAAGCCCTGAGCTCCGAGCAGCTCTCCTTGAATCTTCAACTCGCCGACCTTCTTGAGCCGTGGATTGCCGCGGTGCGTGAGGCCGCCTATGACCAAATGATGCAAGGCGTTGAGGTCGAAGGATTCAAACTCGTCTTAGGCCGCCCGGGCAATCGCCAATGGACAAGCAATACGGAAGCCGAAGCCATGCTCAAGTCTTTCAAGCTGAAAGAGGACGAGCGCTACACCTACAAAGTCATCACTCCGACCGCCCTGGAGAAACTCATGAAGGCGGGTCGAATCGGCGAGCGCCAGTGGAAGCGCGCCGAAACCATCATCACCAGAAGCGAACCGACTCCGACCGTCGTCCCGGCAGCAGACAAGCGCCCGGCATGGTCTCCGACCGCAACCCCATCCGATTTCACACCTATCTCTAATTAATAAGGAGCACAACTATGGCATTCAATATTTATGGCCGTCTCTCTTTTGAACACGTCTTTACTCCGTCGTCTTCCAACGGCTCGGACCCCGTTTACTCCGCCTCCATCCTCATGCCGAAAGGCTCTCCGGAAGTCAAAAAAGTCGAAGACGAGATGATGCGCGTGGCCACTGAAAAATGGGGCGCCAAGGGCAAGGACGTCCTGGCCAAACTGGTGAGAGAAAACCGCGTTTGTCTGCGCGACGGCAGTACTAAGGATTACGACGGCTATGACGGCATGATGTTTATCTCTGCTCGTAATCCTCAGCGCCCGAAAGTTTTTAACCAGAAGTGCGAAGAAATCTATAAGGAAGATGGACTCGTTTACTCCGGCTGCTACGTCAATGCGCGCATTGAAATTTGGGCGCAGGACAACCCTAAGGGCGGACGTCGTATCAATAGCAAACTCCTCGGCATTCAGTTTGCTAAGCACGGTGACGCTTTCGGCTCCGGTTCCGGTCCTGCTAAGGCCAGCGACTTCGAGGTGATCGAAGATGACGAACCGAGCGACGACGACAAGAAGCCCTGGGAGTAAGCCATGGCAAAGACTAAAACGGAGGGACAAGGCGTTGTGCTCGGACTATCCGAGATAGAAGCCTATGCGGTCATGTCTGCAATTAAGACAACTCTTGAAGTTGAAAGTGATTTTGATCCTGAAACTTCCGGATTCGGAGAATTTGCCAAAAAGCTGTACCTCAGAAGTTTGACCAACGTAATGGACCTCTTACAAGCCGCCCTGATAAGCAAACAGGGGCCAACTAACTAAAGCCTTTTTAACCATCTGCCCTTCGTCTGAGGGGCAGTTATTAAGGAGACTAAATATGACAACACTCTGGGCAGACTTAGAAACCTTCAGTACCCGTGACATCATGAACGGCCCTCACCAGTACGCAGAAGACTGCGAGGTGCTGCTGTTTGGCTATGCGATTGATGACGGCCCGGCTAAGGTTTGGGACGTCACAACGGGCGAGAGAATGCCCTTCGAGCTGGCCGCTGTACTGGCCGCAGCAGAAATGAACGATCCGGAAGTCAATCTCGTTTGGCATAACGGAGCTAATTTCGACGTCCCTGTCTTGCGCAAGGCCAAAAACCTCCATGTCGACATCCCTTTCGAGCGCGTAGATGACTGTATGGTCAAAGCGTATTCCCACGGCCTGCCCGGATCGCTGGGCGCTCTGTCTGAGATTTACGGTCTCGGCGTTGACAAGGCGAAAGACAAGGACGGCCGGCGCCTCGTGTTGAAATTCTGCAAGCCCGACAGTAAGGGCAACGTGCGCAACCGCACGACGGATCCGGAGGATTGGGCCCGCTTTGTGAACTACTGCCGCCTGGACGTCGAGGCCATGCGCGCGATCTACAAAAAATTGCCGTCCTGGAATTGGGGCCCGCGTGACCGCGCCCAGTTCGTAATCGACCAGCGCATTAATAATAGAGGTGTCCGGATGGACCTCGATCTTGCCCGTGCAGCGATCGCTTTGGCCGATAAGCTCAAGGCCGAAAACGCCAAGCGCACCCAAGACCTCACTAATGGAGAAGTCGCGGCCGCAACTCAGCGCGATGCGCTCCTGGCGCACATCCTGCAGCAGTATTGCGTCAGCCTGCCGGACCTCACTAAGTCCACAATCGAGCGGCGTCTCAACGACGAGAATCTGCCGGAAGTCGTTAAAGAACTATTGCGCGTTCGCCTGGCCTCCACTAAGACGTCCACTGCCAAATACAAAAAACTCATTGCCTCGACCAGTGCAGACGGCCGCATGCGCGGATGTCTCCAGTTCCGCGGGGCGACACGCACAGGCCGCTACGCCGGACGTCTCATGCAGTTGCAGAACCTCCCGCGTCCGACACTCCCGCAGTATGTCATTGACGCCGGGATTGAAGCAATTAAGGGCGGCTGGGCCGAGTACCTGGCTGAGCCCGGCGAGCTCATGTCCTCTTGCCTTCGGTCTTGCATCATGGCCACGCCGGGCAAGCATTTAGTCGTGGCTGACTTGTCCAATATCGAAGGCCGCATGTTGGCCTGGCTCGCCGGAGAAGAATGGAAGCTCAAAGCATTCCGAGACTTCGACGCCGGTCACGGCCCTGACCTCTATAAAGCGACTTACGGCCGCACCTTCGGTATCCGTCCGGAAGACGTGACCAAGCACCAAAGACAGATTGGTAAGGTCATGGAGCTTGCGCTCGGTTACCAGGGCGGCGTCGGTGCATTCCTCACGTTCGCCTCTGCTTATTCGATTGACCTGGATGAGCTTGCGAAACACGTCCGGGAAAATATTTCCTTCTCCTACTGGGGACAAGCCGAAGGGTCTTATGAGTGGTACAAAGAAAAGAAACTCACTCACGGCTTAAAGCGCGAAACCTTTATCGCCTGCGAAGCGGTCAAGCTCGCCTGGCGTGATGCGCACCCGGCAATACAAAAGTTTTGGGCCGATGTCGACAAGGCCGCAGTCTCCGCGCTCAAGGGCGTGCCCGCTAAAGCCGGCAAGGTTTGGTTCAGTAAAAACGGCTCCTGGCTGCGCATGAAACTGCCGAGCGGCCGATTTATCTGCTATCCCGGCGCCCGCCTGGAGGATGGCGGAGTCGGCACCGGCACCTTCTCCTACATGGGGATCAACCAATATTCCCGGAAGTGGGAGCGCATCCGGACATATTCCGGGAAGTGCTGTATCGCTCGAGGAAGTCTAGTTCTCACTAGTGGGGGATGGACTCCGATCGAAAACGTTACGCCCGATCTCCTTGTTTGGGACGGCGTCGATTGGGTATCTCAAAATGGCGCCGTTTACCAAGGTCGTCGTTCAGTCATTCAATGCTACGGCGCGCACATGACGCCGGATCATTTAGTTCTAACAATCAGAGGTTGGCGATATGCATCATCGTGCAGTAGATATAACAGGGCTCCGTGTCGGTTACCTAACGGCTATCTGTTACCAAGGGTCGAACGGCAAACACTCGCTATGGAAAGTGCGCTGCGACTGCGGCAAAGAAATAGTCATGGATCCCTCGGAGCTGAAGAAGTTAGCCAAGAGAGGAACGAAAGCCTCGTGCGGCTGTATGAGGAGGAAGACAGTAGCCGAGAATTCGAGAAAGCACGGAATGTCCAAGCACCCGGCTTTTGGGGTATGGCACTCCATGAAAGAGCGCTGCAACTGTACAACGCATCAGGCGTACAAAAATTATGGCGGTCGTGGCATCAGGGTTTGCGAGCGCTGGGAAAAATCGTTCGAGGATTTTTGGTACGACATGGGATTGCTGTATCAGCCGGGCTTGACTTTGGAACGGATAGACGTAAACGGAAATTACTGCCCGGAGAATTGCCGCTGGGCGACGCCGAAAGAACAGGCGAACAACACACGAAAGACAGTGATTGTTTTAGGCAAGCCGCTGTCTTACTGGGTGGAAAAGACGGGGATCGCCCAAACAACACTTCTTTACCGACTCAGTCACGGGTGCCCGACAGAACATCTTTTCGACAAGCCAGATACACGACGGAGGTTTTCGACCTTCTCAACTGCGGCCCCAGACACCGCTTTGTAATCCTTGCAGATGGGAGACCCCTCATTGTTCACAACTGCGAGAACGCAACCCAGGCCGCAGCCGCCGACATTCTGATCGGCGCCATGGATTCAATCGAGAAAGCAGGATTTGAAATCGTCTTCTCAGTGCACGACGAATTTATCACCGAGGCCGACCTCTCTAAAGACAACACCGAGCTTGAAAGGCTCATGTCAACTCCACCCAGTTGGGCACCTGACCTGCCGCTTGCGGCGGCGGGATTCACTTCACTTCGTTACCGCAAAGACTAAGGAGATAGTAATGACCCAAGATCAAACAGAAGACACACTGCTTTTAGCTTACGCCGTACGGGGCGCGAAAGCCCTAGAAGAAGATAAACGTTTTAACGGCGTAAAACCCCCGCGCCCTTCCGTTCCGGCGCTCTTTGGGAAGGAGGAGAAGTAGTAAATGGACATCCTGATCATCGTTTTAATTGCGGTTTTCGCCTTGGTAGCGCTCGCGCTGACGGGCCTCCTGAATAAGCTCGACAGTCTCACTTATCAGATCCTCCAGCTTCAGACCCGCGTCCGCCGCATGGAGAAAAAAGAGGAGAACCGATAATGACGCCCGAAGGCAAAGTCGTCGCGCTGATTAAAAAGCGCATCAAAGAGGCGGGCGGCGAGGTTCGCAAATGCGCCTGGGAGAATTGCCGGGGAGCGCCCGACCTGCTCGTCATGCTCCCGGGCGTGCATGCCTGGATCGAAGCGAAAGCACACAACGGTGCGCTCAAGCCTCATCAGGTCCGCGAGCATGAACGGCTGCAGAAGGCAGGATGCAAGGTCTTCGTCGTGTACGGCGAGGATCAGGCCGAGCCCCTGGTGAGCCATCTCGTTGCATTGTCCAGATCAGTGGAGCCGTAACTATGCCGAGAGATTTCAAGCCCTGGCCTTACCAGGAACTCATGATCCGATTCGCTTTAAAAAATAAGCGCTGCGGATTGTTCGTTCCGATGGGCATGGGCAAAACTTCAAGCGCGCTCATGATTATCCAGATCCTCAAGGATGTCTATGGTGAAGGCCCGGCGCTTGTAATCGCTCCGCTTGCGGTAGCCCGTAATGCCTGGCCGGGTGAAGTGCGGAAGTGGAGTGATTTCAGCCACCTCAAAGTGTCACCGATCCTCGGCAGCACGAAGGAGCGCGTCAAGGCCTTGCATACCAAAGCCGATGTCTATGTCATTAACTATGACAATCTGCAGTGGCTGGATAACTATCTCACGAGCCACAACTATACGTGGCCCTTCCCTGTTGTCGTGGCCGATGAGTCCACCAGGCTGAAAAGTTTCCGGACAAGACAAGGCTCTAAGCGAGCGAAGGCGCTGGCCAAGTTCACCAACTTCTTCAGGCGGTTTATCGCGCTCACCGGTACGCCCTCTCCTAACGGGCTCAATGATCTGTGGGGCCAGTTGTGGTTTATCGACAACGGCCAGCGCCTGGGGAAGTCTTTCACCGCGTTTCACGAGCGTTGGTTTAGACCTCTGAGAGTCGGCGCGACTGCGGCCGCCGTGCAGTGGGTGCCGTTGGAGCACGCCCAGGAGCAGATTCAGAATGCCATTTCGGACGTCTGCTTGTCGATTAAAGCTGAGGACTACTTTGATTTAGACAAGCCGCATTTTGTGAACGTCGAAGTCGAATTGCCGGACGAGGCAAAGGCGCTGTATGACGACATGGAGCGGGAGCTCTTTGTCGAGCTGGCCAATGCCACCACGGTGGAAGCAGCTAACGCCGCGGCTAAAACGGTGAAGTGCCTCCAGCTCGCCAACGGTGCGATCTACACCGACGACACCCATAACTGGCAGGAGGTGCATACGGCCAAGCTCGACGCGCTCGCCTCCATTGTGGAAGAAGCAGCAGGCGAACCGCTCCTTGTGGCCTACCAATTTAAGACAGACCTTGCCCGCATTCTTGAGGCATTCCCAAAAGCCCGCGCCTTCGATAAACGTCCGGAAACAGTCGAGGCTTTTAACAACGGCGAGATTCCCATGCTCCTGGTGCACCCCGCGAGCGCCGGGCACGGCCTGAGTCTGCAGGACGGCTCCAGCAAGCTCGTGTTCTTTAGCCAGTGGTGGAATTTGGAAGAGTACCTCCAGGTGATTGAGCGTATCGGCCCGATGCGCCAAATGCAGGCCGGCCACCCGCGAGTCGTCACGGTCTATCAGATCCTGGCAAAGGACACGATCGACTATGTGGCCCTGGCGAAAAAACGATCTAAGCGGGAAGTTCAGGACATGCTGCTGGACTACCTAAGAAACAAAGGAGAGAAAAATGAACCTTCTCGATCAAAGGATTAGGACGTTCGCTTCTCAAGGTCTGAGCCCGTATGAGATTGAGGAAAAGCTCGGATTTAAACACTACACCATCCATATCGAGCACCACGAGGCACTTATGGCCGGTTACTCCTTCGACGTCAAAAGCGAAAAGAAGTTAGCCGCAAAAGAGCTTAAGCGAGACTACCAGCGAGCTTATGAGGCAAACCACCGTAAGGAGCGAAAGCGCATACATCAGGAACGTTATGCGAATGACCTGGAATATCGGAAGCGCATACAAGAGGCGCAAAAAAGATACAGAGAAAAACACGCGCTCGAGCTTAGCGCAAGACGTAGAGAAAGATATTGGAAGAAAAAGGAAGAGGAGTTAAGACATGTCTGATTTAGTAAACCATCCCGCCCATTACGAAGAGCAATCCATTCGCCTGGAGCCGATCGACTTCTGCGAAAGACTGCCGTTCTGCGAAGGCAATGCCCTTAAGTACTGCTTCCGAGCCGGCCATAAGGAAGGCTCCAGTGAATTGCTTGATCTCAAAAAAGCTCAGTGGTATTTGAACCGTTTCAGATTTACGAGGACAGCACTAAAGATTTCAGAGGAAGAAACTAAAAGGTTTGTAACCCTTGTGGATTATCTTGCACGTACCGGTGGTGTATTGGGAGAGGCGGTTGGTTCTTATGTTAAAGCCCGTAAGACCAACTACTACGACTTTTGGATTTTGCTGGATGGCTTTGTGCGAGACCGCATTAAGGTATTGGAAACCGACAAGGCCTTGTATGACCAAACAATAGGGGAAGAAAAATGACAGCGACCTGGCTAAGCAAAATGGAGCTCGCCACCTACCTGGGGATCACGACCCGGACGGTGGACCGCTGGAGAAAAGATGCAGACTTCTATAAATTTCCGACGCCCCGCTACATTGCAGGGCGTCCACGGTGGCACATTAAAGAGGTAGACAACTGGATGTCTAAGCAGCCGACGAAACTTCGCTAAAGACTGCGTCAGCCCACTGCTGCATTACTTCACGCCGTTGTTCCAACAGATCAGAACGTTGATATGCTTGGACAACGGCGTTTCCCGTTGTATGCATCAGGCATTTTTCTGCAACGATGTCCGGAACACCATTCTCAGCCGCCCAGTCTCTGAATGTAGATCTGAAGCCGTGCATTGTGGCAGTCGTTCCGGTCATTTTCTTGAGCAGGGGCGTCAGGCTGTAGCGACCCCCGAGACTTTTCTCAGAGACACCGAAAATATATTCACTCTTTTTCTCGATAGACTTCAAAAGCTCAATCGCCTGGTCACTTAAGGGGACACGGTGCGGGTATGGCTTTTGGTCTTTTCGTCTTTCCGGAGGTACGGACCAGATACGATTTTCCCAATCGATCTCTTCCCAGCGCGCCGGGACGGATTCGCCCACGCGGCTGGCTGTCAGTATCGTGAAGAGGATCGCTTGTTTCGTTCTCGTATTTGCCGGATAAAGACAGCCAATCTTTTCCTGCAACTCTTCCAGCGGCATAGCTTCCTGGTGCTTGACCGGCTGAACCTTAGAAGCGGGCGGCAGGTCTCTATCAAGGTTGCCTCTCCAGAGAGCGGGATTAAAGTCCATGAGGCCATCCGCTACAGCGTAAGAAAATATGTTTTCCAAACGACCGCGGACTCTGGAGGCCGTCTCCGTTTTGGTCGACCACAACGGCTCAAGCACCGCCAGAATGTCGGCCTTCTTAATTTCAGATAACTTCTTTTTGCCCAGGACCGGAAAGGCATAGGCGCGAACAGTAGTGAACCACTGCTCCTTATGCTTTGCGTTTCGCCACATTCTCACAGAAGCGATCTTCTTGATGGTCTCTAAGGCATAGTCCTCAAAAGTGAGCTCGCCTTTTATTTCCTTATCCAAAGACTCCTTCGGCGTTATGGGTGCGGCACCGTCAGCCAGGCCGACTCTGAACTTCTCGACCAATTCTTTCGCCTGGCTGACTGTGATCTTGTTGGCCGAGCCCAAACTTTTTTCCCGGCGTTTCCCGGCCAAGGTGTATCTGAATACGAACGATCGAGAAGAACCCCGGACGACAAGAATTAAATTCGGTGCAACGGGATGTCTTCCGTCCGGGAGCTTGAATAAATTTTTGGCTGTAACTTGCATAGGATAATTCCTCCGCTTTTTTGGCGTCCACCATCAGTCCGCCATACATAGAATTATCCTCCGCCATATTAATTTTGTCCACCAATATGTCCACCACACGAAGTTAGGATGATGTCTTTTCGTGTCTCGTCATGTCTCAATCGGAAATTACAGAGCGGAAATTTTAAAGCCCTGAAAGCCGATAACGGCAGGGCTTTGAAGGCGAATGTCTCGCCGTGTCTCAGATTGTCTTGGATTGTCTCAGAAAAGAAAATGGCGGAGAAGGAGGGAATTTAAACCTATTTAAAATCAACATGATAGAAAGTTTAGTATGAATTTAGTGACCTCTTTAGTGACCGCCAAGCGATCAATATGAAAGATGATAAAACTAATAATCTCGATGTTGGGATAGAGGAATGGGGACCGTTTTGTACCCAGCTCCTAAAGAATGTATAACGACCTATCTTGAAAAATTTCGCCGAAAGGATCTTTATTTTTTCTTGCCGAGGGAGGGCAACCCTCCCGAGACAATTTTGTTATAACTTTTGGAAGCGTTTGCCTCACATCCGCTCCAATTGGAGCTATTCATAAGTTTACGGCTTAAGCTTGAAATTCCTGTCATTTGATGCGGTTTTGTATTTTTCACAGGTTTCTTTTTTTGTTTTTGACAAGTAATAATTATTTCCTGTTTATCCTGCTGTCGGAATAAAACACATTCAAAAGCGCAAAATCCCTCAGGAATCGAAGTGTCACATTCAAAATAAATCTTTCCAAAAGGCGTTGCCACATATGCATTCTTACCACTCCCACGGATGAAATTCAAACATCTGAATCGTCCATTGGATTGATGAAGAGCAGCTACAGCTTTTTTTGTAGCTCTGAGTTTTATTGATAAAACATTAAACGGTCCTATCACACACTCTTCGCTTTCCTGATCAAATTTCTCTTTTGTTTTTATTTTTAAATCGTCATTTATTAAAGAATTAGCTTTCACAAATAACTTCTCCTTTTTGTTATTTTATTTTCCAGAAGAGGTGAAACTGAAGAAGAGTAAATGCTATTTACAAGCAATCTCCATAAGGCAGAGATTTAATATATTCTTCCATATAGAGCCAATCGGGCGAACCTTCCTCTGTGGCTGGCAATTTAATAATAGTTTCTTTCAAATGAATTTTCCATTTTCTACCAAAAGAAAATTTAGGCCTTTGTAAATCTATAACTGAAACAAGAAACATTCCATTGTATTTATTTAAATTAGGGTTGTATCCCATGACTAGATCTGAGGTACCAATAAATGGTCTATCCATGTAATTACAATAACCAACAGAACCCTGACCATTACATATAAAAACAATACAGTTGCCGTTGCTCATTAAATTAGAGTCATAACCGCATCTAAGCATTACACCGTTTTGAGATTTTTTTGCACCAATATACAAGTAAGAATCCCCCTCCGGTAAGTTTTCCTGCGATTTGTTTTTACCAATTTCTAACCTGAACAGGTCGCCTATTTTAAAATTTTTCCATTTTGAGCTATCAACCTTATTTTTGATAGACAAATTTTGAGTGATGGGGGTAGATAAATTGAAACTATTTATATAGTCATCGATCCATTGCCAAGCAATTTCACCGCTAGCTGTAGTTGGAAGCTTAATAGATGTTTGTAAGATAGATTGAACAATAAACGCTCTACCGTAACAATATCTATACTTTTCCTTTTGCAACAAAGTAGTTATGAAAAGGCCGCGAGACTCATTTAGCCAATCAGCGCGCACCACTACAATATGGTCGCCACAAACAAAAGGACTTGGTTGGTAAGAAACAGTAGCCGTGGTATCCCCTATTACAATTGCATTACCTGCTTCATAATTTAAGCCATTCCTTAACACGAACCCTTCAGAACAATTATTCCTTTCTGTTCGGGTGACAAAAGGAAGACTATTTTCGCCAGTGGGTACGAAAGTCAGTTCTTCCTTTGTGTATGCGAACCCTTTGTTTATCGAGGAAATAAGATCTCCAAATTTAAAATCTTTCCAGCTTCCTGTGTTAAGCATCGGATCTCCCGCTCGCTATCTTGAATGCTAAATAATCTCTGATCGTTTTTTCAAAGTCGGCGTCACTTAAGGTGGAATAATCTGTTTCCATGTAAGCCTCGCACAGCCATTCATCTTCTGCTGTGACAGCCTTTGTTACAGATTTTCCTGCAGCACTCTTTCGTGTGTTATAAAGATCCAACCATTCGCTCTCAATGTCAGCCCAAACTCCTTCCCCAGAGCCGGGTTTTGTTCGTTCTATACGGCCCAAATTTTTACGTTTTACAAAACCATCTTCTTTGTAATAACCAAAAAAAGTCTCCTTAATAGGGGCTTTCTCATGACGTACCCCTAAATTGAAAACCATACAGCAGGCATTGGAAGAAGCCCCCGGATGGAACATATCAGGCGGCAAAGTAAACACTGCATCCAAGGTGTGCTCGGAAAGCATTTTCCTCTTAAACTCAGCGATCTCTTTGGTTGAGCCGATTGCACATTGCAACGGAAGTAATACAGCTAATTTGCCTGTCTTGACTTTTGAAGCTATGTAATGAACAAAATGGAAGCCCTTGGATGGGTCTTCTTTCTTGCCGGACCATTTGCTTTGGTACTCAGGATTGCAGTCACGTAAGGTTGCGTTATACGGTGGGTTCATCAAGACAGTATTGATCTTTTTTCCTTCAATCCAGTCCCCTAGCAGGAAGCAGTCCCCTTGTCTGACATTTGACCTTCCGTCTCCATGAATAAGCATATTAGTTGATGCCAAACCAAACACATCTTTGTACTTTTCAATACCAAAAATATGATTTGCCTTTACCTCTTCTTTTTCTTCTCTTGTTGAACAATCATCCAAGGCTTCTGTCATAGCTCTAACTAAAAAAGCCCCGCTCCCGCAACATGGGTCAAGAACCACAGAGTTTCTATTCACGCCGACAACCCGACACATAAAATGAACAATATGATCCGGCGTAAAGGCTTGGTTTTTATCATCCTTTCCTACATATTTGTTGAAGGTCGTAAAAAACAAATTCAGCAAATCCTGACCTAGTGTAGATTTTTCATTGATAAAAGGAAGAATATTGTTTTGAATAAATACAAGAATATCTGAAAAATTTTCTTTTTTTAATTCCTCAATTGGATTTTTTTGAAATTAATGTAGAAAAAATCTCTAATTTCCGCTGAATTTTCTCAACACCGTTGGCTTCATAATTTTTGAAAATATCAATCTTCCGCTTTTTGTTCTCAAAGGGTTGGACAGCTTTTCTAGGATTTTTCCTTTGGCCTCGCATC